TACGACTGATACTTCTGGCATTTTGTTTACTGCTAGCATTTGTTCTACAATTACGGCCCGGGCTAGTGCTTGTACTACATTCTCTACCATACGAGCTCCGTAAGTTCTTGTAGTATTTTTACCTGAGTTATAAGTAAACTCACCCGACAAAAACGAAAGTTCTGGATATTGTAAACGCATTTTGTTTGGTAGTTCTATGGCTTTACCACGAACAATAAGAGGTCCATAAGGTAAACCTGTGTTGTTTCCGCCTGCAGCCATAGTGTAAAGATGTTCTTTAAATGCAGCCCAAAGCCTTGGTATGTTTGGATACATTGCACGATATTGAGTGACAACACTAAGCGCAGTCATCAAACTTACATCAACTGAAGGAGAGCCTGTCTTGAGTGTGTATCTAAATTTTTCATGCCCCATACCATAACCTAGCCCTAAAATAGCTGTTTTACCGACATAACGTTCTAGTTTGTCAGCTTTGGTTACAGGTCTGCCGTAAATTTGTGATGCAAACTCGCTGTATACATCACGTCCTGCTGCAAAAGCGTCAAGTAAATCTTCTTGGTTGGCAAGCCATGCAAGCATGCGGGCTTCGATGTTTGATAAGTCAGCAACAAACAAACGTTGGCCTTTAGGAGCTGTAAGTGCTTTACGTAACACAGATCCCCGGGGCAAGTTTTGTAAGTTAAGACTTTCTGTACCACCGAATCGTCCTGTGTGTGCGGCATAATATCTAAGTGGTACAGGAAACGTCCCGTCTGGGTTAATGTTTTCTAGAAACCTTTGTGCGCGTGTTTCTTCTAAGCGTGACTTTACAGCCTCCCTGGCATCCCAGATGTGTTTGTATTCAGGATAAACGTTTTGCATTTGTATATACGCCGAATCTGTTTTACTGAATGCAGGTATTTGTTTACCTGTATTAGGGCTCTTCTTAGTTGGTACAACGATGCTCAGGCTTTCTAAATGTTCAGCAAACTTTTTCTGAGATGCAAGAACTTCGCGTGTTACTCCTGAGTCTTCAATAAGTTGTGCTGTTCTAACTTTAGTATCTTCAAGGTGCTTGAGCAAAAGTTCACGGTTCAAGGTCAGTTTTGGCTCTACATACATGCGACAAGTAAGATCGATTACATCGAGCTCATCAGTTGGATAATCTTGTATAAACTTGTTAAAGATTGCATAAGTCAGATCCACGTCTTGTATACAATAGCCAGCAATTTGTTCTTCAATGTCAGGAGGTAAGTCGCGAATACCTTTTGCATTGACTAGTTCTTCTCCTTTACGCATAGTTTCATCATCAGGAAACACACGTTCAGCTACTGCTTTCAATGCGGCAGATTGATTTGGATACAAACCCCGGGCCATGGCAGCTGTATCGTAATAGTATGCAGGATACAATCCCAGATGCTGCGTCAAAATGTATGCATCAAACAAAGTATTGTGGCAAATGATTGCACAGTCTTCCCAGGGGATCTGTTGTAATGCATCAAGATAATCATCTTCACCATACCATTCGGTAGGTTCATCATTAAGCTTTACACCGACACCCCAGATTTTGAAGTCTGGATGATGCACGTATTGTAGCGTTGTAATTTTTGAGAGTGATACTTCTGTATCGTAATAAGTTTCAAAGTCAAGATAGATTTTGTTCATAAAATTTTAAAACCTCGTTGTTTCATTTGTTGTTGCCAATCTTCGTATTCACCTTTCTTAGCTCGCTCCCAACCGATTTGCTTACTGTGTACCATGTTGTATGCAATTCCTTTAGAAACTAACTTCCATTTAATATGTGGCAAGTCGTCAGGATTCTTGTATGTATAAGGATGGATAGGGTTGCGTTTGACTAAAACTTTAGACATTTAATTATCCTTAATCATTGTTGACATTCTTCCTGAATGCTTTATGTTTTTAAATATTACATCATGTCGATGTAATACACAAATAGGAGACCATTATGGCAACTTATACTTCAGACGTAGTAGACGGCAATCAATCTTTTAAATCTTTTCCATCTGGACAACTAGGTGTTAGATATTCAAAGTTTGAAGCTACTACTGCTCTTGCAACAAGTGATGTTATTCAAATGGTTGACGTATTCTCTGGTGAAACTGTACATGACGTCGTACTAAAAGTTGATGATCTTGATACAGGTACAACCTTAGTTCTTGATATTGGCGATGGCGGCGATCCTGATAGAATTGTTGATGGTTCTACAAGTGGACAAGCTGGTGGCGTTGATAAAACAGACGCAGGTTTTGCACCTTATGAGTACTCATCTGATGATACAATTGATATCACAGTACAAGCTGGCCCAGCTGGCGGTGGTACTGGAACAATTGAACTTTGGGTATACGTATCCTAAGTTACGTCTAGTAAATGGGCCCTCTTGCAGGGCTCATTTTTTTGCATCAACCGTCATGTTTATGACAGGTTGGATTCTCCACCACTCACTTATAGATCTTTCTTTTAATTCATCAATAGAACAATAACTTCTGAGTAAAGTAAACGTAGTAATTTCTTTGCATACATCTTTAAACTCATCCAAATTCATAGTGCGTCGCATCATATTGATGTAATAACATACAATATGCACGTTATCTTGCGTATAACCTTTATTGTTATCTATGCGATCGATTGACATATTTTTGTGGAGGTGTCCCTGTCCTTTTAAATGTGTCATCTTTACACCCGAAACGGCACAAAGTCCTTGTTGTTTGTTATAAACATCTAAAACTTCATCAATGGTTAATGTATATTCATAACCTTGAGCGATTCGTTTTGATTTAGATTGCCATAAAAGATATTGCAAAAACCTTTTAGGCGATGAGGATATACCTTTGTTTCTAGCTACTGTTTTCTTGTTTCCCATGTTCTTTTGGTGGATTGATTAGTTCAAAATAGAACCTTTTTTCTTTGATAGCATCGGCAACAATCTCCATCATTTCTGCTAGAGTTTGTTTATCACCGAAGACATCTTCTTCAGTCATCACACAAAGTTTCATAACTTGTTGATGTTTAAGTGGCTTAGACATAGGCTAAGCTTACCTTACTTTGATTGATTTCGGAAAGTTGTTTCTAAATCTTTTTTAATAAGGAACTTAGTCCAAGTTTCTTCCCAACCTTCATGTTGCATGGTTAGTTGTCTAACTTCTGCAATAGATAAGTCAAATTCTTTTGCTGTTAGATGCACGCCTTGTTGAAGACATGCATCATGAACTCGCTGCATAAAATACTTAGCACTACCTTTCATTTGCTTTACCCCAATCTGGTTGACACTCTTGCCATTTAACTGATGGTATAGAGACATTGAAAGATTTAAGTTTAAGTATAGGCTTTGATTTGACTACAAGTTTTTCGTGCACCATTGTTTTCTTAAGCACAAACAAAATAATAGATGCAGAAAGACCACCGATCATGGCAGCAGCCATACCGCTGAATGTACCGTAAAAACAAACCATTAGAGTAACCGTAATCAATACGTCAACAAAAATATCGTTGCCGATTGTTTTACGCCCACCTGCTTTAAGCGCTAGCAGCAGCAGACCTAGCGCGCTGAAAATGCCGATCAATAACATTGTTTTTGTTCCTCCACATAAGATAAGCCATATAGGCAAATTGAATAAGCTCAATGAGAATCCATAGAGCAGTTGTAACAGATGCAACTACATTAGGCATCAGTAATCCTCCACAATAAATAAATGACTGTACCAAGACAAAATGCGATACTAGTCAACATTAGAAAATGATGCAGAGATGTTGCGATAGCCATAAGACCTAGCAACACTGCACCGCCAGATAAAACAGATACACCAAACTCTTTGGCATACTGTTTAGATTTCGATGATTTCACCATAAGGCGCGTCTCCTTTACAAGTTGTTACCCAGAGAACTGGATAAGGGGGTTGATCTCCAAAGTCGTCTGAACCTAAATCAGTGAGATACACTAACGCAGCTACACGTGGGTGCTTTTCGTTAATGTAATCAATGACAGGACTGAATGCAGTTCCGCCACGACCTTGGTATTTAACTTTGAGTGGAAGTGATTCACGAGTGTATTCATCATCTTTATGCACTTGTGTATCACATTGAATAAAATGCACACGTTCTGGAGTCATATCCTGCAAGATAGCAGACGTCTCACTTGTAAACATTTGCAATTCTTCATCGCTTACTGAGCCAGATGTATCGACTGCAATAGCAATTTCTTCTAGACAAGGATTGTACATGGAAGGCATGTACATACCTTGCCAGATGAATCGTCTGTTAGGACGTATCCAACTGAAGTCAGAGTTGGTGTTGGCACGCAAGAACCTTGCAAGTACAGCACGCCAATCAACTTTAGGTTTGGTAATTTCTTCAATTATAGATTCCATGCTACCAGGCAGTTTGCCTTGAGCACGTGCGGCTTCTGCCGCTTGATTGATTGCAACCGTAAGTTGTGATTCGATAGCACCTGCTGACTCTGCAGTACCAGCATCGGGATGGTCAAGTACGTCAATACCACAACCACCTTTCAATAGTTCTGCAGCAAATCCCTTGGGAGGTTCTGGTAAGATGCTGTAGACATGTTCGGTAGTCATATCTCTGTATTGTTCGTCGTACAGACCACCCGATGGCAGTATGAACTTGTTGTCTGTTAGTATTAGATTGATAACATAGTCAGCAGCTACATTCCATTTTTCAGCATGGCGTTCTTGTCTACGAAGGTGATGCATAAATACAACATGCATGACTTCGTGTGCAAGAAAACCAATGCGTTCTAGATCGGATAGCTTTCCGAACCATTTTGGATTGTAGAACAGATGTTTACCATCCGTGGCACCCGTGTCAATATCGTCACGCTCTACGGGCTTGAGGCGCAAACATAGGGTGCCAAAGAATGGATTGTCAAGAATAAGGCGTGAACGAGCACGCATAAATAGATCAGCCATAGTACCTCCTAAGCTGTGAGTTTACGTAATAAAACTTGCGCTTTACGTTTTTCAAACTTTTCTATAGCTTGTGCAGCAAATTGTTTGTCGCTTTTAGATGTAGAATATTTAACATCAAGTTTTTTAATTAACTTATCTTTATCAAACCATCTAAATTTATTAGGGATACTTGCAATAGAATTTTCCATTTTCTGTGTGGCGTGGTTGTATCTTTTGATAGGATATTCACTTTCTTCTTTATCAAAATCTACAACAAAACAAATATCGTTTTGCCAAACAGGTAGAAAATACTTTGTGTGCTGTTCGTAATTAGGTTGTTTACCTTCAGGCCAATGATCTCTGCGGTATTCAGGATAATTTTTGTAATGGTCGTCTTGATCTCTCCAACCATTTTCTTTAAAGCCATAACTTTGATACATACCGTATGAACTGTTGAGTCCATAGAACTTAGTTGTAAGGTACACAACATGTGGATCTGGATTTACAATTTCATCATTATGGTTTTTGTAAGTCTTTGGAATATACCATTTGTAAGCATTGATATAGGCATAGCCAATACCACCGCAAAAGTAATACCCGACAAAATCGCCGGGTTTGTAAAGTAAATCAGTTGATTCTGATGGGTACATAATTAGTTCTCCAATAGATTTGCAGTTAGTAACACTTCATTGAGCTCTTGTTCTTGAGACTCAATCAACTCACGTTGTTCCTTTTGCTTTTGAGCTCTAGGCACTTTCTTGTGGACTTTTTGAATGTACTCATCTTCTACCAAGTCTTTCAATGCAGGCCATGCTTTGAGTGCTTGATTAAGTGTAGTAAATTCACTAAGCGCTTCATCAATCTTGTCAAGGTAAGCATCTTTTTTTCTGTTTACTGCACGATTATGGTCTTGAGTTTTAATAATTTTTTGCACAACAGAATTTTCAGTAGGCAAATACAAACTCATAGATGAATAACCGTTTGCAAGTTGATAAGGGACTTCGAATTGACCTTGTTCAAATTCACACTGTTGATTAACTTTACGTTCATCACCATCTTCATCGATGTATGTAGAATAGATGTACACTGTGTCAAGTGAACTCATTCGGTCGTAGTTGAAAACATCAGAGCCAAACAATTCATTGGTCATATCTTTGTATTTACCAATTTTGTTGTAGATGTTTTCTTTGAACCAATCATCAATGTAAACATGATCGATGGTTGGATGCACAGTTGCAAACTTTTTCTTTGCAGCGTTACGAATTTCTGATGTCAATCGTTGTGACATTCTTACTGTAGCCATATATACCTCCTATAGAATGACGTTAGCATTGTCGACAATCCACTTACGCATGGATGGGTCGGATTTAAGATTTGGATCAATAGCCAAACAGCCCTTGATCAAGATAACCTGAAACTCAACTGGCAATTTGTCATTGAGTTTCATGATGTTTTTCATCAACTCTGGCTTAGCCCTAGTTGCGACGGCGCTAGATAATGCATACAGGATAGCCGGGTTATCGTCCTTCTTGTATTTAGAAGGATCTTCGAGGAGTTTGTCGATATCCGGCAGCTTATCCGCAATCTCCTTGTACGCAATAAATTCACCAGCAGGCCCGTCGCCGACTAGAGATGAGACACCAAAGAAACACGAATCATGGTCGATGTCCTCCGGTTGATATTTTAGTTTGTTACTTACAAACGACCAGCTCCTGGGTGTAGGAAACGCATAGTCATCTGCACTAAAGTTGTACAACAAACCAGGTCTGTATTGAATGAAACCAATAAGATCTGAGTTGATATTGTTGTTGTATGCCCACGATACCCAATCATCTAGGTTAGCCTCGAGTTCGTAGTGAGCAAGACGATTTCTTACTGGTGATGGCATTTGATACACAGCCGCAGCATCGGTAAGACGATTACCGGCAGCAATCACTGACCAACCTTTTGGCAATACATAGTCACCAATCTGTCGAGTCAACAACAATTGCAAGAATGCATTTTGTGTAGCAGGTGGTGCTGTAGGTAATTCATCAATGAACAAGATACCGGTTTCACCATCACGTTGTTCGATTGGGAAAATATCAGGCACAGCCCAACGCGTGAAACGTTCGCCTGTTTCTTTTACAGCTTGGATGTGGGGCACGCCACGTACGTCCACAGGGTCAAACAAGTTGGCACGAAAGTCAATCAACGTCATGTTGAGACTGTCAGCTACTTGTTGTGGGATTTCTGATTTACCAATACCGGGACCACCCCAGATCATGGTGTTGATACCAGCTCTCATGTTTTCTTTGATTTCTGATATCAAATGGGTAGGTTTTATTGAATGCATAATTACTCCTCCTTAGTTTCAATAGGTTCTACATTATTTACAATTAACTGCTCGCCCATAGTGATTTGCTTAATGAAAGCAAGTTTGGCTAGCAGTTTGTAATTCCAATTATCTGAGAATTGCGGCGCATCAAACTCAATCGTTATCTGCATATCCTCAGTATCTTTGTGTGCAAGTGTCGCACGCCATTTAACACAATTATTTTTCACTTTTACCTCCTTGAATAATTGTTGGTGTCCAGTTGGGATTTGGTTCTTTGTTCCATGGTTCAAATGTTACGTCGTCTTTGTTGGCAGGGGTTGTAAACCAAAGGCCAACGTGCAGCGGTGTATCTGCAGGAAGTTCGGATGTGGTTCGATAGACTTCGCAAAGATGCTTAACTTGGTCGCTAAGTTTGTCTAATGTATCCGTTATACCGGTATTGTCGGTGAAACCCAGGCAATAGGTGGTGTAGTCAGGCAAGACATCGAGCTCACGTTTACGTTCGCATTCGTAATCTTGCACAGAGATTTGGATGTGAAGTTGATATAAATCATTCATGAATCTTTACCGGGTTACCGTTTTCATCCGTAGTCCAACCGGCTTTGCCTGTTCTAAAGTCAGATCTGGTAAAGCCGTAGTGTTTTGGATAGAAAACTTCACTGTAACAAGCACTGCAATATTCTTTGCCATCTTTTGCTTGCCACAGATAATCTTCTGGCAGACCATCTTTATTTAAGATGTTCATTTCTTTTTTACAATGGTCACAATACTCTTTGCCGTTTAAGTTCATTGCATGTCCAATAAATCAGCTAGATATTTAAAATGCCTACGGCATGCTGCTACGATAAAGTGATTCATCGGCAAGCCGTGTTTTGCACAATACTCTTTTAGTTCTGCATGAAACTCTTTGGGCAAAAGAACAGGTTTATAATCGTTGCGATTACTTTTTGGTTTAATATCTTGATCTTCCATAGCACACCTCCTTGTGTGAATAGGTGGCTGACTTGCGCACAGGATTGCGTCTACACGAACACAAGTCAGCCGGTTTCTACTAATCTAACTCGTGTAGACCGTTCGGTTAATCAGATGATTGGTCTTGCCAATGCTCTTTCCATAACTGTTCGGCATAGGCACCACCCATGTCTCCATACTTTTTAGTCATGGCTTGCATGAACTCATAAAAGTTATAACCCTCATCGACGAGAGTCTGGGCATGGGCATCGATATCTAGCATAAGATCTTTGAGTCTGCTCATAGTTGTCTCCCTACATTTCTATACTCAACTGTAGTTTTTTTCCTCTTATCGCGAGGAAACTCAGTTACAACACGCCCATCTTTGTACCAGGTCTGAATACGACCAGCTCTTACTTCAATAGCGTGTACTTTTTTAGCTAGCTCTTCCTGTTTGAGCTCTTCTCTGCGTTTTGAGACTTTTTCGTCATACTGTGTCATACAGTTTTACCTCCTGGTGTTACCACCAACAACTATACCAAACTTTACGACCTTCTTGTAACCAGGCAAGGGCTTTGGTACAAAAATCAAGGTCATAGGCCACCGATTCACGGGCGGTTTCGTTTTGCCATTCGTGACCCCAAAAGAAACCATCTTTTGCTTCTGGCAAAGTAAAAGTTTCTAGTTTCTGTTTGAGCTCATGAATATCGACTTCATCTAAATAAAGATTCTCACAATTAAAATCACAACCCATCACACCTACCGGTGCCTCTTTACCTTGTTTTTGATACCAAAGCTGACGCATAAACTCTTGTAGCTTGGCATGTTTTCTCCAACGGAACTCAACGACATCTTCTTTTGCTTCGTCGTTGACCCATCCTGCATTCATGTCTAATCCCATAATAATTACTCCTATAGTTAAAGGTGGTTCGTTTGCGGACTGGAGTGAACCACGCTCTTCAATGAAGGGATAAAAATAACTAATAAAACCCTCGTCCTTATATCGGTGCTGGGACCTTTTCATCTCCCAGCTGGGTGTTCGGTAACCAACCCCTACTCCCCACAATTTTTACATCACCCCACCAACTCCGAGTAAGTAGGTTGGTGGGTAGATGCGAACTTAGACTATGCTACGTCCGATACGTCCATCGCGCTATTTGCATCACGCGTCATAACACGAGCGCTGAACTTGGAAGTGTCTACCAGATTTTTGTAGTTCCACTCCGCAAGTCTTTGCAATCTTAGCTCGACTTGAGTTTTTACTCTATCTGCTTTGATTGTGACATCTTTGAGCCCAAACTTATCATCGAGCTTGTCCAATGCAGAAGATAACAATCTTGACTTCCTACCGAGCTGAAGCATTTTGTCTTCACGCTCGCAGAGCCAATCAGGTATCTCTTTGCTTGGATCTGATTCTGCCATTGATTCTTTGTATTCAAAGACAACAGATACAAACTCAGCCCAAGTTCTGGTAGCCAACTGTAAAAAGTTG